TGAGCGCGCCACCTGCAAGGCTGACATAATGCCCGCCTGAAACGGCATCGAGCCGGAAATAATGGCTCATCCCGACATAATGATTGATTGTCCCGCGATAGCCCAAGGCCTCAATCTGGCGCAGCATTCGTTCGGGGGTCTGGTTATAGGCATCGTCATAGCCGGTTGCCATTTTGAGGTCATGTTCGGGAAGCATCACATCGCCGGTATCGAGCATCACCCCGGCCCCATCGCAGCGGATTTGGGAAAGTTCCACCCAGCCCTCAACGCCTGCAGGAAGGTCAACGCCGACCTCTGAATAGCCCGGCGGCACCAGCGAGATGAACATCCGGTCGATATCGCCGGCAAAGACCGCATCGGCCTCGGCAGGAAGCAGAAAGCCGCCTTCGAGTGCGCTGAACGGCAGTGTCACCTGCGCCTCTTCGGGCGTACCGGAGGCGTAGTTCCACAGCCTGACATACCAGCTTTTCGGCTGGCCGACGGCATCACGCCCCTCGATCGTCAGCGTTGGCCCGTTGATCGCATCGAGCGGCAATATCCCGGACGAACGCCAGCGAAATGACAGCGTCAGCCGCCGGTAATCACGGTTGGTTTCATAGGCAAGCAGCGGGTGGTCCCACTTGTCCTCGCTCTCCCAGATCAACCCGGCGAGATCATTGCTGCGGTAGAAAACGGTATCGACACGCAGCGATTCCGGCCCTGTCGTCACCACCGACGCCATCATCGGGCGCGGGAAGTTGAGCGTCCAGAAACGCGGGTCGAAGCGCATCACGGGCTTGCTTTCCTGCCCGCGCCGCTTTTCGCAAAGCCAATAGGCCATCGCTCAATCCTCCACCCTCGCCAGTATATCACGCACTGCCCGCGCCACTTGGCGGCTGGATCGCTGGAGCGATTGTGGCGCGCTCATCCGGCCATTGTCAGAAACACGGATGGTGAGGTTGATCTGCGGGGCTGAAGCGCCACCGCCGGAGGCCTCAATGCGCCCGCTGCTGGTTGGCACGAAAAGTTCCGGGCCGCGCTCGCCCACGCGATAGGCGCGGCCGGGTGAAACCGGCCCGCCCGTCGCCCGTCCCGGCGCACCCAGGAAGCTTGAGAAGATCGAAGTGAGCGAAGTTAAGAGCCCGCCATGGCCACCCTGCCCTCCGCCGCCGCTGAAGATGCTGTCGAGCCCGGTGCGGATCGCCGCGCTTGCAATTTCGGACAGCACCGAAAGCGCAATGCGGCGCAAATCTTCAAAGCCGAATTTGCCGGTCTGCAGCGCACGGACGAGGCTACCCTCCAGCAACCTGCCCGCCCGTTCAAGGCCAGCGGCAAAAGGGCCGTCGAGTTCTGCGCGCATCGCCCCCACATCGCGGGCAAAACCCTGCGTATCAGCGCGGACCGAGACGACCAGCCGTTCGATTTCTTCATCCATCCGGAAACTCTTTCATCAGTTCGGCCAGCATTTTGGCGTCGACAGCCTCTGTCTGCGGAACCAAGGCCGCCAGGATCGCTGCCAGTTCAGCAGGCGTCGCGTTCCAGAAATCGTCAGGCCGCCAACCGAGCAGCAGGGCGGTCTGGCCGGCAAGCTGGGCGGCGGTATCAGCGAAGGTCACCGCCCACCCAATATCTGCCCCAGTAAGATTTTCAGCGCAGGTGTCGCTGCCGCCAGACCGCCTGTCGCAACGCTTTCCGAAAACGCCTCTCGCGTCAGATCGGCAGGCGCATCGAACCGGCAGTGCCAGAACAAGGCAGCCATTTCGGCCAGTTTCAACTGCCCCGCTGCCGCGCGCTCGACTAGCGCAAATAGCGGCCCCAGTTCTTCCTCGGCTGCAACCAATGCTGCAAAAGTCGGGCGCAGCATGATTGCAGCATTTTCAATGCTAAGCGTCGCCTCACCGCGCGCCTTATTTGCGACGCGGTTCACAAGGTCACCACCGGACCACTGCTTTCAAGCGCCAGTGTATAGCTGCGCTCGCCATTGAAATCCCCGGCATAGTCAAGCCGCGCGACAAGGAATTTGCCGCGCATCCGCTCGCCGCTTTCGAAACTCAACTCATAATCGTCGAGTACGCCCGACAGTGCATTGCTCTTGATCCGCGTTTCTGCCGCAGAGCACGTAAACACGCCCGCACCAGATACCGAAACCGATCGCACCCCCGCGCCGGACAACAGCTCTCGCCAGGCACCAGACCCCTTGTTGGTAATCACCACGGCGTCGCCGTTGATGCTGAGTTGCGTGGTGCGCAACCCTGCGATGGTTGCATAGACGGGCGGCTCTGCGCCATCGCCAACTTTCAGCAAGAAGGCACTTCCCTTTTCTGCTGGCATAATTACTGTCTCCGGTTTGAGGACGACTCGATCTGGGGAGAGGAAGTCGCCATGTTGATGGTATTTCTGGCCGCTTCGGCGGCAATTGCTGCACCTTCGCCCGCGCAGCAAAGTGACGTGCCCGCTGCCTGCGCGGTCGGGCAGGTGCGAGTTGGCTTGGAGGAGGCTCCTGGCGTTCCGCTGATCCCGCCTTTCGGCTGGTCGGAGGCGGCTATCACGCAGGTGGTTGCAATCGGCGGCAGCGTTACCGAGCCCCGCGAAAAACCTGCCAATCCCGAAGGCCAGCTGCCCGGCGCAACCTCACAAAACCGCGATCCGGCACAGGCCCTGCCCGAGTGCCGAGAGGAACCGCGCAAAAAACGCAGGCGCAAGAGCGATTATCCGATGGCCTGAAAACCCCCGTATCGCTTGCGTGAGCGAAGGAATGGGTCAAACCGCCAGCATCCGTACCCTATAATCGACAACGCCCGCCCAGGACCCCGCCGGATTGCGCGTTACGAACGATCGCAGGAATACACAGCTGGCAATTCGCCATCCCGGCAGATCGCGCGGCAGCGCCGCGACAGCGTCTTCGACATGGCCCGTCAGCTGGTGCAGCCGGGTCGCGCTTTCGCCATCATCCCAAATGGTCAGGCCAATTCGGATTTCCCGGCCATTCGCGGTCTTCGTGCTCCAGTCGCTGGACAGGCCATCGCCGATTGAAACATAAGGAAAGGCCGTGCGCGGCGGCGGGCCGTCGAACACTCCGGTCAATTCCTCGGCCAGCACCGGATGCGCCTCTACCGCCGCGACCAGCGCCGACTGCACTATTTCCACAGCATCGCTCATCGCCCGAAATTCCTCAATTCAGGATTATCGATCATCCGCGCTTTCAACCGCTTGCCCGAAAGTTCAGCGCCATCGGGCAATGCCTTTATCTCCACCCCCGGCGGCACCGGCCGCGCCGCCAGCCGCGCGATCACGCGCATCAGCAACCGGTCGGCGCGCTTACTCGCGGCGGCCTGCAACCTCTCAAACATCTACCGCTTCTCCTCACAGGTCAAAACCATCTGGGCCGGATTGCGCGGATCGCTCACCACGCCGCGCACAGCAAGGAAGCGCCCGCGCCAGACGAGACGGGTCTTCAGGTCGATCCCTTCGCGCTTGCGCATGGTTACCTGCCAGCGGGGCATTGCGGACAGGCTGTCTGCGGCAGCCAGATCAGCCGGGATCATCGGCGACACTGCAACCCAGGCCGCGCCGTCGTAAGCATAAGCCCCGCTCGCTCCGCCCAGCGCATCGCGGTTCCCGAGGCGCCTTTCGATGGTGACACGCTCCCGCAGCGTACCCACAAATTCTGTCATTGTCTTTTTCTTGCAATCAGCAGAGCCGCATCCGCCGCCAAGGCCGCAGCAGCGACCTTATCGCAGGAGGCGGCCCGGCATCGTCGGGGGCATCACGGTGCGCATGGAGATGCGCTGCGATCCGCAGAACCGCGAGGCTGATCGCCTCGGGCAGATCGGGCCATCCGGGAACCAGCCCGGCACGATAGGCGATGTCGACCTGCCCGGCGCTCCCCGGATGGGGAATGCGGATCCAGCCGTCATGATGGCGGTTGATATCGAGTGCGTAACTATCGGGCGAAAGCAGAAAATTTGCACCCTCCGCCGGGATTCCCGTCACGCTCGCGACGGAACGCACCGGCGTTGCGCCCAGCCTTTGCCAGGCAGTTGTTACCGGCAAACGCTCAACCACATTGCGTTCGAGCAGCAACTGGCCCAGATAGCCCTCGGCATGGACCAAAGCCGCCGTAACCAGCGCGAGGATGCTTGCATCCTCCTCGTCGGTTTCGTGGCGCAAATAGGTCTTTGCCGCATCCACCGCGTCAACGGTGAGTGCGACCGGATGGGTCGTCAGCATTTGGCTTTCCTTAGGTTATCCTCCCCGCCGACTTGCGATGAGGAAGTTTAGATTGTCCGCCGCCCCATGGCGGTCAGCGCAGCCTTCATTGTCACGGCCGAGGCCGCGACTTCGCTGCGGAATTGCAGCTGCACGGTGCCACCGGCCGAACCGATGGAGACGATCCAGCGGGCGGTAATCGTTACATTGCTGGCTGCCGCGCGAACGCCAGTCGTGGCGCCGGTTGTCGCATTGTCGACAATCTGTTCGGTCCCGCCCAGCCCGGTTGCCGAGACATTGTGGATCAATTGCCCCGCGACCGCCCCCGAAGGAATATCGAGCGCCAGCGCAATGCCGGTGGTCGTGGCCGCCGAAGTGAAGGCCCCAATCAGATCAACAAGATAAGTCGTATTGGCCGCGGCGGTGAAAGCCAGCCCGGTCACCGGCGCCAGCGTGCTTGTGCTGTTGGCAACATCCGCAGCCAGTTTCTGCCACGTCCAGGGATCGGCGCCGCCTCCGCCGGCCTCGCTCTGCTTGGCGAGCGGGCTATGAGCATTTGCTGCTGTGCCTACGGTCAGCCGCGCCTCATCGGTGATCAGATATACCTCGCCGTTTCGCAGACCATTGGCGGACGCTGCCGCATCGATCTGCGCCCGCGTGCCGCGTTTGTGGGTTAGCGATGGCATGTTTTTCTCCTTGAGCACCTCCTCTTTCGAGGAAAGGGTTTAGGGTTCAGAAGGTTCCGCAATCGACATCGCCAACGGCCAAGGTGACAAAGCCGTTACCTGCATCCTTGGTCCAGGCCATCGACACATTCATCCGCAACACGCCATCAGTGCCGTTGGTGCCCCACAAATAGCCAGAGGTTCCGCCCGCCACGACCGCTGTCTTTTCGTCAAGGTCAGATGCCGGAATGTTCAGCGCCGTTTTGAACGCGTTGACACTGATCTTGCCTTCCTTTTGCCCCGTCGCCGAAGCGTCGTGCAGGATCAGATAATCCGCCGCACCATCAACGGCGGCAACCGTCGCAAGATCATCGATCGGCGGAACAACCGGCAATTTGGACGTGGCGCCGGTCGCCACATGCAGCGTTCCGCGATCAGTGGTGAAATGGGCCTCGCCCGCCAGCATCGAAGCAGAGGGCAGGTTGGCCTTCAGGCCGCGTTTGACTTGTATTCTGGGCATGTCTGTTCCTTAGTTGAATGTGCCGCCGTCGATCACTTCGGCCACAGGCCCTTGCGGCCCTTCCGGCCCAGCCGGGCCCGGCGGACCGATGAGGGTTGGCACCGGCGAAGGCGGATTTGCTGCGGCAATTGCCGCAATGCTATCATCCGGCCCCCGCCAGCGCATAACGATGTCAGGTCCGGCCAGCCGCCATGTCAGCAGCATCATGGTGTCACCGACTGTCTAATGCGGATCGCGACCGGTTCGGTAACAATCACCCCACTGCCCACCTCCAGCCGCGCGTCGGCCAGATAGGCACCCGCCACCAGGCTGGCAGAAGTTTCCGCCGGGATCGTCAAGGTCCATCCCGGCGGGATATCGCCCTGAGCGGCACGCGGGCTGATGGTAAAAGTGGCCGCAACCGGCGTGCCATCAGGCACGGCA